TCTTCTGCCCGGCGTATTTCGATTTCTCTTCATTTCATTCACTCCCGTAAAAAAAATAGTTTGCATAATCACTTACACAAACTATTTTACACTACCCTGCACACAATATTACAGGCTTTTTGAACAATCCGAACATAACGACAGTTTTACTTCCTGCAACAGGCACAGGCGGTTCAACGCAGATTAAAGACAAAACTGTGAATCAAATTATTGCCGACTTCAACGAAATTATAAACACAATACCGCAAGCAACGCAGAATATAGAACAGGCAGACACAATTATAATGTCAACTGCGGTTTATGATTACATAGCGACAACGCCACGCGGAAATGACAATGACACAACTATTTTAGAATTTTTGCAGAAAGTACATCAGGAAATAAGAAAAGAGCGTTGGCTGAAAGTAGGCGAACTTAACGGCGCGGCAAGTGACGGCTCAGATATGATTATTGCAGGAAAATTTCAGCCTGATTATGTGAAATTTGAAATTCCGCAGAGATTTGAACAGTTGCCCGTGCAAATGCGTAATCTTGAATATGTCATAAATTGCATTTCAAGCGTTATCGGCGTGACTGTTACTTTGCCAATGGCTTTTGTGCGTGTGGAAGGAGCTTGATTGAAATGGCGAAAATTATAAACAAAGGCAAGTGTGCTGTGAAATGCGGCGCACTTTTTTTAATTCCGAATCAAACTGCGGAAGTTGATATTGCAGATCTGAAAAAAAATTATCCGCAAATTTCAAAGCTGATTGAAAACAAAATTCTTGTCGAAGTCGGCAAAATCGAAACAAAAAAATGAACGCAGAAATTTTAAATCTGTTTCGGACGCTTGCGCCTGAATTTGACATTCAAAATTTTCCTGACGCAGTGATTGAAAGTCGAATTGAAATTTACAAAGATTTTTGCAGTAAAAAGTTTTTCGGCAGATTTTATGAAAGAGCAGTCGCGCTTTTGATTGCGCATTTTTTGACGCTTGAAAAAATAACTGCAGAGGAAGGCGCGACAAGTGTTTTGTTGACAGGCGGAAGTTTGACAGGCGAAAAAGAAGGCGACCTGCAAAGAAATTTCGGCGCGGTGTCGTCTTCAAGTTCTGCAGATAATCCTGACACACTTTTTGACAAGACAGTTTACGGCAAAATGTTTTTGCAACTTCGCGCAATGTGCATAGTTCCTGCGACAATTCGGAAAGGTTTTGATTTTGTTGGCTGTCACGGTTAAAGATGTTGATTTAGGCTTTAAAAAGCGTGTGAGAAATTTACAGCGAATAAATAACAAATCGGTAAAGGCAGGAGTTTTTGAAGGTTCAGGAAGTGAGGACAACGGCACAAGTTTAGTTGACGTTGCTTTTTACAATGAGTACGGAACTTCAAAAATTCCTGCCCGACCTTTCGTCAGAATTGCGAGCGAAAAAAATCAGCAAACTTGGGCGAATGAGGCTGAAAGAGTTGTGGATAAAGTTGTTGCAGGTTACGACGCAAATTTTTCAATTCTCGGCAACACGATGAAAGAAAATATTCAAGATGTAATCGGCGACAAAAATTTACTTGTGCCAAATTCACCTGCCACGATTCGTCGCAAAGGACACGATAAGCCGCTGATTGATACAGGAAAATTAAAAGCGTCGATAGATTTTGGGGTGGAATGATGAGTTTCAGAAAACCGCAGACAATTTACAGAAAGAAAAATGGTTTTGTGAATGAAGAAGGCTATTACAACGCAGGAGATTTTGAAGAAATAACAATTCAAGCGTCGGTACAGCCTTTGAATTTAAAATATGTTGAAGTCGAACCGCAAGGCGGACGGCAAGCAAATATGCTGAAAGTTTATACAGATGTTCCGCTTTATCCGACAAAACAGGCAACAGAAAACAGCGAAGTCACAGAGGCAGATGTTTTGCTGTGGAAAAACAGAATTTTTAGGTGCATTGACTGCGAATATTTTCAGAGCGAAGTTATTTCACATTACAAAGCGATTTTTCAGGAGATAGATTTTGATGAACAATATCCGAAAGAAATTTCTACATAACATAATCGCAGAAATTCTTGAACTGCCTTTAAACAAAGTAATTTGGGCGTATCAAAATAAAATGCCGCGACAAACTCCGCCTTATGTTTTGCTCAGACTTTTTGGAATGAAAGCTGAAGGACAGGAAGAAATCCGCAATACTGAAATTGACGACGTGAAAAAAATTTTTGTAAGTCAATCGATTATTTTGGAAGTTCAATATTTTGCAGGAACAACAATAAAAATCGACCCGACGCAGGAACTTGAAAAACTTTTGCGACAGTTAGAAAATCCAGAAATAGTGGAAAAATTTTTTGTAAATCGATTGGCAGTATTCGACCACGAACAAATACAGGATTTAACAACGCTGATTGATTCGCAAACTTATGAGTACAGAGCATTGGTAGAACTTCGCGTCAGATTTAATTCAGAAATTGAAAGTAATCTCGGCGCGATAGAGGAATTGAAAATAGCAGGTGCTGTTGAAAGTTTTTAAAAATTGAAGGTGATAAAATGGCAAACATAGACAGAATAGTAAATGTGCAGATTGCATTGAACACGACAGGAATAAGCCGCGAAGGATTTTCTACAGGTTTAATAGTCGGCGAACATTCGCACACTTTAAACCGCGTGATGATTTATACAAGTCTTGATGCAATGGAGGCGGACGGTTTTACAACTGCAGATTCATTGTATCAAGCTGTTAATGATTATTTTGCACAAACTCCAAAACCGAAAGAAGTAAAAGTCGGACGCTTGAAATGCGATACAAAAATTTCTGTAGCAGATATTTTACCGCTTGGAACTTATACAATTTTAATTCAAACCAAAGACAGCGACAGCAACACGATAGAAACGCCGTACACTTTCACAAACACAGGCTTGACTTCGGCGAGTGATATTTTAAACAATCTTGCAAATTTAATTACAATGGATACAAGCGCGGTTGTGACAGCTGCAGTTTCAGGCGAAGTTTTGACTATCAGCGAAAATACAGGCGAAGATTACGCAGTAAAAATTTCAGACAATCTTACAATGTCGGCAGTTGATTCAACAGAAAATATTGCAAGCGCGATGAGCAGAATTGTTGCGGAGGACAATGACTTTTACGGAATAATGCTTACAAGCCGAAAGCAAGCAGATATTTTAGCAATGGCAAATTGGACAGAGGCACACAGAAAACTTTTTGTAACTGCAATTTCTGAATCAGGAGCGAAAGATAACACCTCAACAACAGACACAGGTTATTTGTTGCAGGACGGCAATTATTTCAGAACAGCTTGGTTTTATCACGAAAAAGCGGAAACAGATTTTCCAGACTGCGCCGTTGTCGCAAAATGTTTTTCATTTATGCCGGGACAAGAAACTTGGGCAAATCAAAGACTTTCTGCCGTCGTTGCAAATAAAATCAATGAAACAGAATCACAAGCAATTTTCAACAAAAATGGAAATACTTTTGAAAAGTTCAGCGATGTTTCAATTACACAAAACGGCAAAACGGCGGCAGGAGAGTGGATTGATTGCATTAGGTTTCGTGATTGGCTGGTTGATGAAATTCAAACGCGCGTATTTAATGCAACGACCAATGTCGGCAAAATACCATACACAGACGCAGGAATAGCGATGATTGAGGCTCAAATTCGCAGTGCCTTAACTCTCGGACAACAACGCGGAGGAATTGCACCGACTGAGTACGATTCAAACGGCAAAAAAAATTTAGGTTTCACAACAGAAGTACCGCTTGCCGCGAACATTTCAGCAGGACAAAAAGCAAGTCGAATTTTGGAAGATGTAAAATTCACGGCGCGGCTTGCAGGAGCAATTCACATTGTCGAAATTACAGGTTCATTGACTTATGAAAATTTGATAGTGGGCGGTGAGTGAAATGAAATTTGATTTACAAAGATTCGCGGGAGTTTTGACATACGACCCAAAAAAAGTGGCGGTAATTTTCGGCGCAAGACAAATTACAGGATTTTCTGAAGATGATATGATTTCAATCGAATCAAGCGGCGAAGGAATGACAAAGGTAGTTGGAGCGGACGGCGAAGTTGCAAGAAGTATCGACCCGAACGAAACAAGCAAAGTAACTTTTCATTTAATGGGCAGTTCACAAAGCAACGTGTTTTTGAGCGAACTTTACAATTTGGACAGAGCGACAGGCGCAGGAATTTTACCGCTGATTATCAAGGACTTGTCAGGCTCGACAATGTTTTTTGCACAACAGGCTTGGGTAGTGAATTTGCCTTCGTTTGATATGGGACGGCAACTTGGCACTTGCGATTGGGAAATTGACACAGGGCAAGTTTCAGAACCGATAATCGGCGGCAATGAATCTGCGTCACAACTTTTGTAGGAGTGAATTTTTATGAAACGCGATATTTTTTCACGCAAAGAAATTTCAATCGGCGACGGCAATATTTATTATGTTCAACAATATCCGCCGTTTGAAGGTATGAAGGTTTTAGGCGAATTGCAGAAAATAATTTTTCCAGCGATAGGCGGAGCGGCGACAGGTTTTAATATCGACGGCACACTTGGCGCAGGATTGGCTGGCGGTTTATTAAATCTTTCACAAAATCTTGACGCAGAAAATTTAGAAAAAATCACAAAACTGCTTTTAAATCCGCAATATGTTTCTGTAAAAGTCGAAGGCGAAAAATCAGCAATCAGACTTGATGAAATGAAAATTGCGGAAATTTTCACAGGCAGATATTTTGATATGCTTGTTTTGTGTTACGAGGTTGCGAAGGAAAATTTTTTCGATACTTCCGCGCTTTGCAGTCTGCCGACTGGACTTGTAAACGCACTCGCAAGCATAAAGCAAACATTCACGGCAAACTTTCAGGCGAATTTAAATCCACAATCTTTATCTACAGAGCAATCGAGCGCGGAATAGTGACTTGGTACGACGTGAAAAGCGGCGCGGTTAATCTTGAAGAACTTGTTCACATAAACAATTATTTAGATTTTCTTGACGACGTGAAATATTTTAATGAACTTGATGAAAGCGAAAAAATAAAACGCAGGAGGTGAGCGAATTGGCAGGAGCAGTGCGCGAACTTGTAACAAAAATAACTTTCAAAACAGATACTGCAAGTTTGAACAGAACAAAAGACGCGATAGAAAATTTAAAGCGCAGTTTGCAGAATTTAGGCGGCAGTTTGGACAGTTCGCTCGGCAATTCTTTAAATAATGTTCGGCGAAATATAACAAGAGTTTCAATGTCGATTCGCAACCTTCAGCGTCAAATGCAGAATTTAAATAATTTCAATGGCGGCGGCGGAAATAATTCGACTTCAGGACTTTTAAACGCTATCCGCAATTTGCGAGTGAATCACGCCGACAAAGTTTATATCAAAGGCAACATACAAGGACGCGGAGGCAGTGGCGGTTCAGGAAGTGGCGGTGGTCGCGGCGGAGATGGCGGTGGCGGAGCTCTTGGAGAAGTTGCCGCAGGAATCGGTTTGCCTGTTGGGATGGGAAAAGCGGCAGGAATTTTAGCGTTAGGCGCAGGTGCGGCAAGTGCTGTTTCAACTTTTATGGATTTTGACGCTACAATGTCGAAAGTTCAAGCGTTGACAGGTGCGACAGGCGCAGATATGGAAAAGTTGACCAAAACGGCACGCGAACTTGGAGCAACAACTCAATTTTCAGCAAGTCAATCTGCAGAAGCAATGACTTATCTCGGAATGGCAGGTTGGGGAACAAGTCAAATAATCGGCGGTATGCCCGGACTTTTGAATTTAGCGGCGGCAGGAAATGTTGACTTGGCGACGACTGCAGATATTGTTTCTGACGGTATGACGGCTATGGGCTATGTCGCAGGTCAAAAAATACCAAATGCCTATGGCGTAATGGTAGATTCCACAACGCATTTTGCTGATATTATGGCGGCAACTTCCACAAATGCAAATACAAATGTGCAGATGATGGGCGAAACTTTTAAATATGCGGCGGCAACTGCAGGGGCTTTAGGTTACAATCTTGAAGATTTGGGGCTTGCAACAGGTTTAATGGCAAACGCAGGAATAAAGGCAAGTATGGCAGGCACGGCGTTAAGGTCAACGATGACAAGGCTGGTAAGTCCGCCAAAAACTGCGGCTACTGCACTTGACGCATTAAATTTTTCTGCAACAAAAAGCGACGGCACTTTAAAATCATTTCGTGAACAAATTGTTGAACTTCGAGAAAAATTCAAAGACTTAACTGACGCAGAAAAAGCTGAATATGCACAGCAAATAGCAGGTCAAGAGGCAATGAGCGGTTTTTTGGCTTTGATGACTGCAAGCGAACAAGATTTTAATAAATTAACAAAAGCGGTGGACGGCTCGGACGGCGCGGCGGCGAAAATGGCAAAGACTATGCAAGATAATCTGTCAGGTTCGTTGAAGTCGCCGGGAAGTGCCGCTGAAGAATCAGCTTTAAAGTTCGGCGGTTTGCTTGAACCTGCAGTGCGCGGTGTTGTTGACGCTTTAACAGAAAGCATAACCGAAGGCAATAATTTTTTCGGCACGACAGATAAACTTGCAAGTTTTGATTTTGGAAACAGCAATAATCTTGCGGAATTTGAAAAAAGGATGCAGGAATATGAGAAACTTGCAAAAGAAAATCCAATAGCGGCGAAATTTGCAAATTTAGAACGAAGTCGGAGAACTGCCGTACAACTTCACGAGGCAGGACAAGGAAATACCACAGCTGATTTAACAAAATATGAGCAAATGTATAGCCAAGCCGAAGAGCAAGACCCGCAAGCTGTACAAATTTTGGAAGTATGGAACAAACTTGAAGAAGGCGGAGCAAGGATTCAGGCGATTTTTGGCGATATTGAGGAAATTTTTTCAAATTTATTCAGCGGAGCGACAGAAGGTTTTGAAAATTTTGCGCCACTTTTTGGTGCGGCAACGGTAATTTTTGAAAGCGGTTTAAATGATTTAAGCGAGGCGTGGAATGAAATTAAAGAACCTGTAACGGAATCGGCAAATTTAACAGGCGAAGTGCTGGTCGCGGCTTTTGGAATTTTATCGGTTATCGGCGGCGCGGCTTTTAAAATCCTTGCTTATGTTGTTAAAGAAGTCTTTGCACCTGCTTTAAAATTTATCATAGATGTTATAAATCGGGTCTTGGAAAAGATTTTGAGTTTGCGAGAGACAGGCGAATCGGCATTTAAGGCTTTATCAAGCGCGGCTGAAACTGTTTCAAGTGCAATCAGCGGTATTATCGGCACGATAAAAGAAGTTATTGATTGGTTTGGAAATTTAATCAACAAATCAAATGAGGCGGCGGATAAATCTGCGGCAAATGCAGGTAGTGTAAGGAATACAAGCTGCACCTGCAATAATTCGGCAAATATAAATGTCAGCGGTTACACACCTGGAGCAACTCCGCAAGTTGTGCGTGATTTTTATTCAACAAAGCAGGTGAGATTGCGGGAATTTTGGGGCAAAGCGTGAATGTTGCGGCGAGTTTGGCTTTTGCGGAACTTTTTAAAGAAAAGAAAATTATCAAAACAGATTGAATGAAGTTGTAAACGCCTTGCAGGACATTTACAAAAAAGGCGGAAACTGACGCAGGACAAACTTCAACAGAAGACATCGGGGCAGGTGTAACAACCATTGATAACACGACAACCACGCAGATTAACACCACTTTAATTTCAAAAGAACAATCTGGCGAATTTACTTTAATTTATGTGCCGCAGGAGGAACTCAGAAATGTTTTGGAGGCGGAAATACGGAATGAAATCATAACAATAATTTTAAACGGCGGAGTGACGCAAAATAAAGGCTTGGTATTTTCAGCGTCAAGCGGTTTAATCGGTTCGCCCGAAAGAATTATAAAATCCGCACACGGCTTTACCTGCAAAAATTGTAAGCTATAATCCTGCGACAAACCGCGCAAAAGTTCAACCTGTCGGCAAATTTAAAACTGCCGATGAAAGAAGTTTGCCGTATCCTGAAATAAATTCTGTGCCTGTGATTTTTCCTTGCGGTAATGACGGCAAAAGCGGAATGACTTTTCCGATAAAAGCAGGTGACGGCGGCTTAATTATTTTTGCTGAAAGTCAACTGACAGATTTTTTGACAGGTTCGGGAGACAGTGAAGATACACGCCGACACAGTTTAAATGACGCAATATTTTTGCCCGGTCTTTACTCAAATGCAATTCCAAAATCAATAAGCAATCCAAATGATTTATGCGTTTTCAGCGACGGCGGCTATTTCAAACTCAACGGCAATGAATTTAGCGGCGAAGTTGCAGGAACTCAATTTAAATTCGGCGGCGGGCAACGTGACGTTGCATCCTGTTGGTGTTCTATTAAACCTTGCAATATTTTGAACGCGGTAACTTTCTTTAAATATTGCAACATTAAATCGCGCAAATCGGGTCAAGCGTCACGTTTGCGGCGGAGTAATTAAAGGCGGCGCAAAAACTTCAACGCCGCAATGAGGTGATTTTACGGCTTATGACTCGGCATTGAATTACAACACTCGGGACGCGGCAGTTGAAAATAACGACTTGATTTTAACTGAAGGCGCGGTGAGAATCGCACAACAAATTTTGATAACTTTGCGCTTTTGGTATGGCGAACGGTTTTCAGATACAACTTTGGGCGTACCTTATCTTGAAGAAATTTTAGTTAAAAATCCAAACTTAAATCACATAAGGCAGATTTTGCGCGAACAAATTTTAAGCGTAGAAGGCGTTTTGAATTTTGAAACTTTGAATCTTGAATATAATCCTGAGCTTAGAACTTTGCTTGTGGAATATGCGGCGAATACAAATTTTGGACTTGTTGAAAGGCAGGTGAATTTAAGCGGCTGATATTGTTTACGGCTTAACGCAAGAAGGTTTTCGGCGCAAGAGACTGCCTGAACTTTTGCAAGGCTTGAATGACAGAGTTGCAGATAAACTCGGACTGCCTGTAGAAACTTCGGCTGATTCTGTTTTTGGACAAAGTTTCATCGGCAAATGCGGCAGGATTGGCAGGAATGGCGCAAATTGATTCAGAGCCGACAAATTTAATTGCAACTTGTTACGGCGTTGAAGGTGCCGAAGTTCCATACAACGCGCAAATTGCGGACAGTAACTCAAACATTTTTTACAATCGCGAAGTAAGCAAAACAATTTCTGCAAGTCGTGCAAGTGAAGTGCATTTAAAAATTTCTGCAGTCGAAGTCGGCAAAAATTATTTTATAAATCTTGACGGCGTAAGCGCGAATTACACGGCAACAAGTACAGACACAGCGACAAAAATTTTGACAAACTTAACAGACAATTTTACTTTCGGCGACAGAAATTTTGTTATTTTGAACGGCGTTTTAAAAATTGTGATGAATGAGGCGGCGTTATTTTTTGTAATTGGGAGTCGGGAGTGAGGAGTGAGGAATTTTTTCATTCCTGATTTCCAATTCCTCATTCCTGACTGAAAATGCGGCGGCTATTTATGAACAATGCGAAGGTGTCACGGTCGTTAAGGTTTATGAAAATATCAACGACTGTTACGACCTTGAAGGCAGACCGCCACACTCGATTGAGGCAGTTGTTGAAGGTGGCGAACCGCAAGATATTTGCGATGTGATTTTCTCCAAAAAAGCGGCAGGAATTGACACTTTCGGTGCGATTTCAAAAACCTGCATTGATTCGCAGGACATCATTCACGAAATAAAATTTAATCGACCTGAAGAAATACAGATTTACTTGAAAATTGAAATTGACACAACCGACAAGGAAGAGGCAGAAATTTCAAGCAGTGTTCAAAGTATCAGGGCGGCGGTTATGGAAAAAGCGGCGGAGTTCGGCGTTGGCGATGATGTTATTTTGGAAAAATTTTTAGGTGCGATTTATGAAAATTGCGCAGGTATCGGCTACGTTAAAATTTACGGCAAAACTTCAAGCACGGCTTACGGCACAAGAAATATAAAAACAGATTCGCGACACTTTGCAAGTTTTGATGAATCAAGAATTGAGGTGCCTGAATTTTGAAAGAAAATTTAATTTCACAATTTCAAGGCAAAACAATTTTGTCGGCGATTCTTGACGCTTTAAATGAAGAATTTACAGAAATTGCGTCTGTTATTGAAGATTTAAAATTTAAGCGAACAGATACAGGTTTTGGCGTGACATCGGACGGTATCGGCTACATTGCGGGGCAGTCAAGAATTGTTGATAATGCGGTTTCAATTCCATTCTTCGGCTTTTATGGTCAACCTTCGGCGTTAGGTTTTAATCAAGGCAGATTTCGTGACAGCGGCGAAACTTGGCAATTTTCAAGCAAACTCGGCGACGCTGAATATAAAAAATTGCTCTGGGCGAAAGTCTTTAAAAATGTTTCAAATAGCCGAAGATACAATTCAAGCCTTGAAATTTATTTTTAATGTTGAAAAAGTCATTGTTGAAGACGCAGGAAATGCAAAACACTGTCCCCTGTCCACTGTACCCTATAACCTGTTTCCATTGACATTTCTGACGGCAGAATTATTTTTTATTTTGGTTTTGCAAGATATGATAAATTTGAACTTCAACTCGGCTGTGGCGCAAGCCTGCAAACTTCAAGCGCGGCGTAAATATCAACTCCGCAACCTGCCGAGCGCGACAACTGAAAAAGCGGCTTTGCAAGGTGTGAGTTTTTGTTTGATATGCAGGAAGGCGAGGCAATTTCAGCGATTGAAACGGGCAGTAATTATTTTAAACTGTATGCAGAAAATACGCGCATATGCCTTTTGCAGGTTTGAGCATTGTACGGCTTTATTTGATGAAACAGGCAAAAAAATTTCGGCAGTTCGGGAAGGTCGGCATTTCAAAACTCCTGCCGAGCGTCAAATTTACATTGACAAAGGTTACATTTCTGTTACTGCTCAGGAAAATTTTTTGTATTCAGGCTTTGCGAAGAAAAAATATATTCGCGATTCACTTCGCTCCGCCTGAAACTGTTTCAAAAACCGACAAGGCAGTTAAAAATCAATATTCTGCCGATTTTGAGGAATTGAAGGTGGTTACCGCGCTTTTAAATAATGACATTGAACTTCAAAATGATTTGAAACTTGAATATGCCGATTTAATGTCAGAATACAAAAAAGAATCGGAGGAGTTGCAAAGAAGAAAAAATGAGGTATGAAACAGTAACAGACAGCTTTATACAGCTCGCCGAGCGCAGTGCGATTATCAAAAATACGGATTCCAGACAAGGCAAGTTGAAATTTTTCCTGACCAATCGGCGAAATATGCAAACTAAACCGATTCGGCAAACAGAAAAGTTCGCATACCTCTGACAGGCAATTTAAATGTCAACAGCAAGTTGTATGTTCAAAACAAAAAAATTGAGCCTGTAAACTACAGCCGCTCAATTCTATGCTTGATGTTGTTTTTGGAAGTTAATATGATTATAATTTTTTATGTTTAAGTTTGAAATTCAAGTACGCTTTGAAGTTTTGCAGGCATCTCAATCGCGTTAATTTCTACACTGTGCCTGAAAGTTCGCGTACTTCGGATACACAAGTTGCGGCAAGTTTTGATTTTCCTTGACCAAACAGGAACACAGCTTGTTGAAAATTTTGCGTGGAGTGCGTCAACTTATCCCGGCTCGACTAATCCCAATCTTGACGGTAAAACTGTTTTGGTTTTGGCGGTCAGAGGCGATTTGGCAACCAATCCCACTACAAATTTTTCTTTCGTCAGCCTTGAAAAATTGATTGATATTTACACGGCTGGCGATAACACAATTACAATCAGTGGCTACACTGTTGCAGTTAAAATTTCTGCGGCGGCAAATAACGCAATTACCGTGAACAATGACGGCTTGCACGTTGATATTAGCGGCAAAGCTGACAAAGTTACAAATGCAACTGCAGGTAATATCGCAACTCTTGACGCTAACGGCAACATTTCTGACAGCGGCGTTACTTTTGCTACTACTGCTCAAACTACCGCTATGCTCGATTCTATTTTCGGCGCGGCTAGCTGAAAAATTTTTTAATACCTTCGGCGGCGAGGATTTTATTTCTTCGCCGTCACTTTTTTAAGGAGGCGCGAAAATGGCTAATGAAAATATTGCGGCTAGGCTTGCTGATTTGCAACTGACTTCTGACAGAATCAATAAAAAATTTCAAAGAAAAGTTTATCCTGTCGCTTTTATTTTACCGACTACAGGCTGGGTTAATGACACTTCCGAAACTTCAGACTACAAATATTACTTTGAAATTGCCGTGACAAATTTAACTGCAAATGATGTTGTAAATGTCAATCTTGCACTTTCAAGCATAGCTACTGCCGAAGACTGCGGACTTTGTCAAACTGTTCAATCTTTTTCAGGCAAATTCAGAGTTTACGCAAAAAGCATTCCTTCTGCCACAATCACAGGTGAATTTTATATTTTGGCAGGTGAAAGTTAATGGCTCTCGGCAGACTTTTTATCAATAAATCTGAATACATTGCTGAAGATGAAATTTATGGCATTGAACAACTTGCTTGCGGCGGTCAATATGGCTCTTGGCAAACTGTGGACGGTAACGGAAATATTATTTCTCTGGCAAATAACACAACAAAAAAATTCCCGTGGCGTTCTTTTCAAACTATGACTTCAGATAATATTTCAGGCGTTTACATTCCAAAAATATATGTCAAAAATGAAGTCGAAATCGAAAATGGCACAGGCTACAATCTAATCAAACGCTACATTGCAAATAAAAAATTTGAAGGTTTTCACTGTCACCCTGCCTTTATGGAAAACGGAATTGAAAGAGACGGCGTTTTGATTGGTAACACTTATGCTAAATCTGTTTCAAACGATTGGCACTTTTTTAATTTTTATGAATACAGCTTGTTATTGCTTTTGGCTTTAATTGAATATGGCACAAGCGATATTCCGAACAACGTCGGCGGAGATTCTGCAGGTTTTACTTCTTGGTTTTATGGTATCGGTAACGCTTTTTTTAGCCCTATGAATATTTCAATCGCAGGAATAGATACTTCAGGCAGTGGCGGTAGTTTGAGAATTTTTGACAATCAAGGCAACAAAACTTTTGTCGATACAGGAATAAAACTTCCAAAACCTGACAGCTATAATAATCCGCGCCTGATTCAACAATCGGACGGAACTTATAATGGCTACTCTTTAAATAATTCTACATTTGCTTGGGACGTACCAAACGCTATGTTGCCTGTTGATTTTCAAAGTGTTTCAGGAACAAATTTTGACTTGAATGATATTTTCTTGGCAAAAACTTTGACGGCAACAGGTACTCAGGCTACTTGCCTTTCTAAGTTCATACCGAATGACAATTACACTAATTTTAAAGTTGTGGAATCATATGGCAAGTTTGGTTTGTACTGTGATACCGGCACAAATAGAAACTACAGACTAGGGCGTGTTCACACTATTGACAGATAATGTATAATCAGGCTATGAAAATTACAAATGTACAATATCAAAAAATCGCGAAATATTTGTCAGGCAA